TTATTTAGATAATGACATGAAATTTTAAAGTCTAATGTATAAGTGATAAGTTTATCGTTTAATTATGTTTTTTTAACTATATTATTTTTTCTAACATTAACTTGAACGTATTGAGTTGCGTTAGGATTTGTAGGGTCAAGTCTTGTAAGCCAAACTTGTTCTGACAATAGTAATTGTTCAAACCATTGATTGCACCATTCAGGATAATATCCAGAACTTAAAGTTATGCTTGTGTTTGCAACTGTATTATAATCTTGTTTAGTATGTGTGTTTACATTATACGTTCCTGAAGATGTTACAATGTTTCTTTGAAATTGTTCTTGTTTTTTATTTGTTGTATTTACTGATTTTAAGAAAAACCATAAATCTTGCAAAGCACCAAATTTATTTACAAATGTAATTTTATGACCATTCCCATATTTAGTACAATCAACTCTGCTTATATTCATTTTTATTCCTGCTGGACTTCCTGTTATTTCAACATCTGTAGCTCCATAGCTTTGATAGCCCATTGTTTCATTAGCATTAATATAAGGTATTTCAGAAGCTGTGCCAACAGGTGCGTAAATGTAATATTCATTATCTGCTGTTGTATGATCAGGGTCTCCACTTATTAACCAAGTCGGTCTTTAACCAAAAGGTACTGTTGGATTTGCACCCTCCATAAAAGTACCATAACCATCATAGCCTATGTCTGTTATAGTTGATGTTGTTAAAGCTGTTCCACTTCCATCAGTTGATGCGTGGGATGTTAACGTAGAAATTATTGCTAAAGTTTCTGCTGTATAAGCTCCATTGAAAGTAATGTCTATATAATCTCTGCATAATTCTGCAATTTCCCAAAGCATTGTTTCGTTTAAAGAGGTTGATTTTACTAATGTGTATTGTATTGTGCCATCTATACTTATAGTTATTTTTGCAGATTTAGGAGTTCCTGTATCTGCAACATCTGATTTGTATTGTGGGCTTCTTAATGCTATTGCTGCCATTGTTTAATTATTTATTTCATTTCTTATGTCATCTGCAAAATCTTTTGCAAGTTGTTCTGGTAATCTTATTAAAGCTCTGTCAAAGGGTATTGTAAAAAAATAACTTGGTTTTAATCCTCTGTTATAAATATTTTTAGCCACAACATAACCCATACTTTTATAACTACCTTTTGCAAATCTTCCTTTTTTATCTCTGAATCTTAAATTTTTTTGTTTAGCAAAAGATGTCATTCTATTAACAAACTCAGGGAATGTTCCACGCTTACTTCCAGAACCAAATTTGAATGGAGAGTTAGGTGCTTGTTGCCCTTTAATTTTACTGTTTGGAGAAACTTTGGATGGGTCAAAACCTTTAACACCTTGATCTTGAAACATACCATAATCCTCCATAAAAAAGTTAAGTATAAAATCTTTATTGTTTTGATCAATAGTATATTTTAAAGAATTATATAATTCGCCTTTTCCTTTTTTAGCTTTAGTTAATCTTGTTCGTGATTGTTGAATAACGTACTTGCCAAATTTGTTTAACGCTTCATTAAAAATTTTAAAATCCATTAACAAATATTTATATCGTTATATATCATTATGTCCATTGTTGCAGTCCATCCAGCTAATTGATTTTCAAATCTATCATAAAATGGTTCGCATATTACATCACCATCTAATTGGTATTTGTCAGTATATAAAGTTCCCATTCTTAAAACTTGTATGACTTTATTTAAAACACTTAATTGAGTATTTAAAATATCTTGTTCATTATTGTTTCCTATAAACCTATCTTCTGTTGGTAATTTAGATTGATCAACAATATCCATTGCTAAAATGCTTATATTAAAATTTAATGTTTGTTCTTGTTGAATTACATTATTAACTATAATATGTGCAAGGGGAAAAATATCCTGCTTGTTTAAATTAACATCGTACAAATCTCCTGTTGTAACTGTGTTAATATTTACATCAGCTAAAAGCTGGTCTTTTATTGTTTCGGTTAATTGGTAAAAACCTCTTATTCCTTGTTGGCTCATTTAAATTTATTTTTAATTTGTTTCGATTCTAACTCACTTTTGTCTTTCATAAATGCTAACATCATTAAACATTTGTGCATTTCTAATTTGGTGATATCTTCAAATCTTGTAATATCTCCTCCAGCGAGTCCGAAAAGGCTTGAATACCACCCCCATTTTTTTGTAAATCCAGCACGTCCAGTAGTTGTTTCTCCTCCTTGCTCTCCAAATAATTCATCATAGTTTTCGATAATTCTATCCCTAAACGATAAAAAAAAAGTATCGAACTAAATACGGCATCCATTGGCATAGTTAAAATTCTATCTCTTTTTTCTGGTTCGTAATCTTCAATAAGATATTTACTGCCCATTTTCTGTGTTATAGGTCTATATAGAACATTCATTGCAATGTGTATATTTTCCCAGTCACCCATATAAGTATCCAGATCAATATATTCGCCCAAAGTAATTTCATCAAGATCAGGTACAAAACCATATTCAATATTGTTTAACCAAAAAGATTGTACAAGATTAGGCTTCTGCTCAAACATATCAGATATAATTCTGGTAATGCGTTCTGCATCAGTCAGTTTTATATTTAAAGCATCTTGAGGTTTTACACCACAAAATATTTCAATCATTTTAGTTTGTATTATATTATTATCTTCGCTTGTGTCTTGTACTTTTAAGAACTTTTGATATTGTTTTAATGTAATCTCATTAAGTTCGTTAGGAACGTTTATATTAGCTTTCATACTTATATAACGAAATTTAAGCAGGATTTTATAATAAAAAAAAAGGTGCTATTTCTAACACCCTTTTTCCAAACAAAACAACTCGTTTATAACATACTGGCTTCCCAACAATTATTGGAACAGTAGTCATCTTTTTTATATATAGGTTTATCACACATCATACATTCGTATTGTGGTTCATCTTCTGGCAGCGTAATATATGTCCAATGGTTACTCACTATAATATTTATCTTCTTCTTTTCTTAATTCTCCCCCACAGTTCTATCCCTCTTCCCTACACGACGCTCTTGTGATATAATTATCCTGCCTATATGGAGGTGATTATGTGTACGAAAGTGAAACGTGCCATGTTCTGTACTCGCAATGGCTATAAGCATATAGAAAATCTCGAAACAGTTTGCGTTCTGGTCGGGAGGTTGAAGGGTCTTACTGAGTCTGAGTACCTTGATCTGTGTGCTATTAATAAGCTAGAAAATGCGCGTGCGCTAGAGATGGCAAAGCATTACCCGGCTCGGTAACTAAGCGAGCTTACCTCGGGTGAATCCACCCTAACCTTCTGCCCCCTAAAAAAGCGTCACATTTGTCGCAAACCCTTGTGTGCAATAACACCCTTTGTTAACTTAACTGCATTGGTTTTAAGGGAGAAAAGTATGTGGGGATACACGATCATTGGTCGGGACGGAGGCGAGGCGTACACGTCTGAGCCTGAGTACGAATCAGAGATGGAGGCTTACAAGGCGGGTGATTTAACCTTGTGTGACATGAACGAAGGCTCTATGGAGGTTTGGGAAGATTAATGGCAAAGCCAGCAAACCCACACCATCACATGACGTACTCAGAGGTTGCTGAGGTGTTAGGTGTTAGTCGTCAAACCATTAAAGTGATTGAGCGCAAAGCGTTTGAGAAGCTAAAAAACAACAAACAGCTAAGGGAGTATTGGCATGGACTTATCGCAGAAGAGGGCGGCATTGATCGCGCTAGTGATATTTTTGATAGTTCTGGGACTGGTGGGTAACGCAGACTACGAAGACGAGCTTGCAGAAGAAGCTTTTTATGTGGAGATGGTTTGTGACGGCAAGTGGCCTGACTACAAAGAGTTAGGTGTGACTTGTGAAAGTCCTTGATCTTTTCGCTGGCATAGGGGGGTTCACGATTGGTTTGGAAAAGGCCGGCTTTGAGACTGTAGCCTTTTGTGAGATAGAACCATACGCACAGAAGGTTCTTAAAAAGAACTGGCCAGAGGTGCCAATTTATGACGACGTTAGAACAATCACAGCAGAACGACTTGTTTCCGATGGAATTAGAGTCGATGTCATCACCGGAGGCTTCCCCTGCCAAGACATCTCAGTTGCAGGCAATCAAGCAGGCATCGCAGACGGAACGCGCAGTGGGCTATGGTCAGAGTGCGCCCGTCTTATTGGGGAGCTTCGACCCCGATACGCCATCTTTGAAAACGTCACAAACTTGCTTAATGGAGAGCGGGGAGCTTGGTTTAAGCGAGTTCTCTGGGACATTTCCGCGATCGGGTATGATGCGGAGTGGCACTGTATACCAGCTTCCGAACTTGGCGCGCACCATCACAGAGATAGGGTCTGGATTATCTGTTACCCAAGAAGAGAAGTTTTATTGGAGGACTCCAGATACGGGGAATGGCGGGACTCCAAAAGCGTTATTGGAGGGGAAGACGCACAGGGAAAGCGGGAATGCGATCCAAGTTCGATTGGGAGATCAAGTCAAAATGTGGCCGACGCCCTCTACAAAAGACTACAAAGGGGGATACATCGGAGGCAGGAATCGCAATGGGAAAGTAAGCTGGGACACTTTAGACGTAGCAGTTCAACACACGGACAACCAACAAAAAACGAATGGGACATTGAGCCCGACGTGGGTCGAGTGGCTAATGGGGTTCCCTCTAAGTCACACAGACTTAAATGCTTAGGTAATGCCGTAGTGCCGCCGATACCAGAATTAATTGGAAGAGCTATTTATGAAAATAACAAAGAAAGAAATGAAAGAGGCGTTGAGGCTTAGAAACAACGGAGTGGATACGTGGTCACTCGCGCAAATTTATGAGGTTCATTACGACACAATGCGCAAATATCTACGCCAGTACGAACTATATGGTGTGTCAATTTTTACCCCTCATCCACAATATGTTGAGAAAACAGAGGATTAGCGTAAAATAATTAGGTACTCAACTGTTGGGGGTAATTAAATGCTCCAAGTGGTGAACATAAAGTGGCACGCAATCGAGGTCGGTAATATGCCGGGCGAAGAGCGCACTGTTCTCGTTGCTTTTGACGACATGTCTGTAGAATCATGGCCACTAACAGTTGAGGACATTTTGGACGGAGAGATACGGGCAGGACGCAGCATGGGGCTGTACTGGGCCGACTCAATACCGCACCCAGACGAGGAATGACACGGTGGCAGCTACAAGACGGCAGAAGGTACGCGCTGTTAAAGATGAAGAGAACAGACGCGCATTAAGCATTAGGGGTAAGGCCGAGTATATATTTGATTTGATTGATCAAATTGGCGAACTAGACCCTAAATCAGACGAGCACTTCCAAGCTAAGGTACAGCAGAAGAAAACCCAAGCTGAATTACGCCTTAAGATGCTTGCTAAGACGCTTCCAGACCTCAAGCAAGTAGACGCTGATCTCACTAGCAGTGATGGCTCTATGACTCCACCAATGGTGATTGAACTTGTCGCAAAAGGTCTCGATTGAACTACCGCCTAAGCTAGCCAGTCTATTTACCGGCGAAGCTAGGTACAGGTGCTCTTACGGGGGACGTGGCTCTGCCAAGACTCGCTCATTCGCATTAATGACTGCGGTTTGGGGTATGCGCTGGGGAGTTGCCGGCAAGCAAGGTCAGATACTCTGCGCTCGTGAACACCTCAACTCTCTCGATGAATCCTCTATGGAGGAAGTGAAGTCCGCTATACGGTCCGTGCAGTGCCTGGCTGACTACTACGAGATCGGTGAGAGATACATTCGCAGTAAGGATGGACGCATCACTTACGTGTTCGCCGGCCTACGAAGAAACCTCGATAGCATTAAGTCAAAGGCTCGTATCTTATTGTGCTGGGTAGATGAGGCAGAGACGGTTACTGAGACGGCTTGGCAGAAGCTTATCCCTACAGTGCGAGAGGATGACTCCGAGATATGGGTAACCTGGAACCCTGAGAATAAGCACTCCGCTACTCATGCGCGTTTTCGTATGACTGAGCCAGAACATTGCAAGATGGTAGAAATGAACTGGCGGGATAATCCGTGGTTTCCTGATGTGCTTGAGCAGGAGCGCCAAGAGGATCTCAAGAAGCGCCCGGATGTCTACGATCATATATGGGAAGGTGACTTTAGAATCTTCTCAGAAGGCGCTTACTACACTCAAGAGATGGCTAATGCCTTACACGAAAACCGTATAGATCGCGTGCCATACGAGCGCTCAGTCGGCGTTGTGACGGCTTGGGACTTAGGTGTGGGCGATAGCACTGCTATTTGGTTCGCTCAGTTTGTAGGGCCAGAGGTAAGGCTTATAGACTACTACGAGAATGCTGGGGTTGGCTTAGATCACTATGCGCGTATCCTGCAAGAGAAAGGCTATGTCTACGAGCAGCACATTCTGCCTCACGATGTCAGGGTCAGAGAGCTAGGCAGTGGCCGGTCTAGGCTTGAGGTATTGGATAACCTGGGTGTGAAACCTGTGCAAATAGCGCCACAGCTAAACGTCGATGATGGCATCCAAGCAGTTAGGTCAATCCTTGATCTTTCTTACTTTGACAAAGAGAAGTGCGAGAAGGGTATCGATTGTCTCAGGCAGTACAGGCGGCAGTATAACGAGACGATGATGGTGTGGAATGAGCGGCCTTTGCATGATTGGACCTCACATTGCGCAGACGCCTTTAGATACTTAGCGATTGGATACCGTAAGACCTCAGACTGGGGTGCGCCAATACGCAGGAACTTACAGGGCATTGTATGACTGTTGTTGCAAGTTTTAGTGGTGGCCGGTCTAGTGCAATGATGATTAGCCAAATGGATTTAACTGACGCTTTAGTAATCTTCTGCAACACCGGCAAAGAGATGCCTGAGACGCTAAATTTCGTAAGAGACTGTGAAAAGCATTGGGATGTGCCGATTACATGGCTAGAGTACGCAGGCAAGAAGAAATACAAGATCGTTGATTACAATACCGCAAGCAGAAACGGGGAGCCGTTTGAGCGGCTCATAACTGATAAGAATTACTTGCCTAACATGGTCGCTCGATTTTGTACGAGTGAATTGAAAGTTCTAACCATCGAGCGCTACTTAAAAGATCAAGGTGTAACTGAGTGGGATACAGCGGTAGGGATACGTGCTGACGAGCCGCGAAGGGTTAGTAAAATGCGGAGCAAACCTGGCTACTTAACACCATTGGCTGATAAAGGAATTACATCGCAAGACGTTATCCGGTTTTGGTCAGAGCAGGATTTTGATTTGCAACTGCCAATTTCAGGGTTTTATTCAAACTGCGATTTATGTTTTTTAAAGGGTTACGGAATAAAGCAATCTTTAGTTAACGAAAACGACGAGCTGGCTATTTGGTGGGCAGATCAAGAGATGCGCATAAACGCACGCTTTAGGTCTGATCAACCTAGTTACGCCAATATGATTGCGGTATCAGGTCGTCAAACAGATTTATGGGGATATGAAAGCACGCCTTGCTTCTGCGGTGATTGAGGATTGTCTGATATAATCGGCTTTCTACACTGGAGGCTTCATGGCAATTGGCTCTCGCTTACGCGGCATTCTTGATGAACTAATCACTGCTGGATTCCCAGAAGAAACTGCTGAGCGCATTGTTAACGGCCAACTTCCAATGGATACCGCGTCTCGTATGCAGCGTGCTGAGGCTATGGGCTTCGATCCTTCTAACGTGCAATATCACGGCACAGAAGCAGATATCACGCAGTTCAGACCTAGTTCAAAAGGCAAGATGGGGCCAGGTGTTTACACTACGCCTAGCCCATCAAAGGCGTCTGTATTTGCAGGATATCCAAGTCCCTATGCCGAAGGCGGCAATGTTATGCCTTTGTTATTGCGCGGTGACTATATTAAGCGTGCCGACGCTTTTGATCTACGGCCTGAGATTAGCGGCAGAGAAGGCCAGCGCATCTTAAATGAAACGCTTGAGGGCATGGGATACGCCGGTAGTAAAGCAGGGGAGCGAGGCTCTTTAGCTCCTGAGGCGGTAACATTTGATCCCCGTAATGTCCGCTCCCTGTTTGCCGCATTCGACCCTGAGTACAAAGGCTCTAATGTCCTTGGTGACCGGGCGATACCTGTTGCTGGGGCTGGATTGTTAGCTGCCGCAGCTATGGCACCAGAGGAGGCAGAGGCTGGTGTTATTAAAACTTTTGGCCGTGAGTTTGACCCTAGATTCGACCCTCGCGCTAAAGAGCAGGAAAGGCTAAGAAACGCAACGTTTACGATAGATGATCGTGGTACTCAGGATATGCCACGCTTAGCTTTATCGTCATTAGAAGGCAGGCCATTTGTCACGACTCAGTCAGACAGAACACAGGCTGGCGGTCTACTTACGGCCATTAATGATGTTGATTTAAACGTCCCTGTTGACCTGCGTGGCGGCCAAGGATTTATGTTTGAAAACCCAGCGGCTTGGGCTTCTGGGGGGAATGTCATTACGAGCTTAATGAAGGCTAGAGATGAGTTTCCTGGCGAGACTCCATTGATGCTCCCATACCGAATGACTCCAACCGGCGGTGATTTTGCAACAATGACAGGCGAAACTATGATTGGCTATGCGTCTGCTAATATGACAAGCAAAACGAAGAAACAGCTAGACAAGCAAATCAAAGAGTTAATACCAGAATGGAAAGGTGTAGATAGCCCAGAAAGCATAAAGCAATTCCAAAACGCAAAAACAAACGTGCGCAAGTACATTCAGCAACAAGTTATGGATGTAAATTTCCGCAATGAAGGCGGCTTAAGTATTGGCGAAGCTCGGTTGGCGGTGACTGACCCAAAACAGGCTCAAGCAGGCGACTTGCAAATACAAAACATTGGAGAGATTTTTGCAGGAGCAAGGACGCCATCTGACCACCCTGCTTATCCATTTAACTTGCCTGGCCAAGGGCTAGGCTACACAGACCAAGAAGTAAACATCTTTGAACTAATGCCAGAAGCTCGTGTTGGTGCGGATCAGCGCTTCGTTGCAGACCCACAACGACCAACAAGAAGTGATGCACGAGCGTTAGAAATGAAGCCCTACACTGGACGCATTACGGAAGACATACTTCTCGGTCTAGAGGCTCGCGGTGTTAATGTAAACGCCAATCCAATGGTTACAGCGGCGGCAGTAGCGGCAGGACAAGAGGCAGAGGGCTTGCTTGCACAGCTCCCACAGAAAGATAGTGAAGCGTATAACTACAGCGACTTACTTCCAATCAAGCGGTCAAAAGACCCAGAAGCGCGCGAGGGATTGCTAGGCGGTTACAGCCCAGCATATACCGGAGTCGTCGAGGATATGATTGAAGGATTATTAAAATTTAGCACTCAAGCAAAGCGTGGAATAGACAATCCAGCGGCTGCGAGTGAGTTCCTGCTATAAGCAAGGTATAATATGGCGACACCACGCAAAGGCAAGGCAAAGGTTAAGGTTACGGCTTCCGGTAAGAAGGTATCGTATGGGCAGGCCGGTAAAGCCAAGGATGGTAAGTCGCGAGTACGGCCAGGAACTAGCAAGGGAGACGCCTATTGTGCGCGATCCGCTGGTCAAATGAAGAAGCACCCGAAAGCGGCTGCCAATCCTAACTCACCTTTACGCTTGTCTCGTAAGCGGTGGAAGTGTTCTGGAACTAAATCAAGGAGCAAGTAATGGCCTACGGTTACGGTAAGAAAAAGAAAGGCAAGAAGCGAGGGAAGTAATATGCCAAGTAAGCGAGGGCTATACGCCAACATTCAAGCCAAGCGTAAGCGCATCAAAGCCGGTAGCGGTGAGACCATGCGTAAGGCTGGAGAGAAAGGTGCGCCAAGCGCAAAGGACTTTAAGAAAGCCGCTAAGACAGCCAAGAAGCCTGGCAGGGAGCGTAAGTAATGGCACTGACTAACGATGCGGAGCTGAAGAGCCCTATTGCTGATTTCCTTAACCGGGATGATCGTACGTACGTGATACGGACGGTTAT